TCTTGTTTGAGCGTTTTTAACTGCTTCAGATACTTTTGGTGTATCAGCTGATCCGGTTGACTCCCAAGTGTTTTTATAGATCTTCTCGAGGTCAACAATAGCCAATGCATCACCACGAGTTTCACATATAGATATAACACGATTTGTTATAACATCCTTAGTTTGTCCGGGGATTGATAAAAGATCGTACTCTGTAACATCAGCATCAGCTGCGAGGTCAAGTGCGAACTCTAATGTATTTCTTACGTAAGAAGACTTTCTACCAGATCCCACTAAATTAGAAGAAAAAGGATCGGTTTTAAAAATATTGACTCCCTCAAACCCTCCAACAACTGGTGCTGCGAATTTACGAATTCCTTTGGTGAATAATCCATCATCTCCGGTTAATGCAACAGGATGTGAAGCAGAGCCTGATTCATGATAAAAAAGACCTGTTGTTGTGTCTTCTTTTACATCTTCTAAGGTGAATATTCCACTGCTTGTGAAAGTTCCTGTGGTAGGGTTTGCTCTTACTACATCTGCATAAGAAGCATCCCATTCGGTTGCATTATCTTTTATATGACGTAATCCAAATACAGAGCTTGCTGGGTAATTGCTGTTACCGTTAGAGTTTTCTTTAGTCAATTTTATTGTTGGGAATTTAATAGTTAGTTGCAAAGCAGCCGGCATTCCTCCAATTATACTTCCAGCAGAAGCATTATCTATAAATGGAATAGTGTTCCCACCTTTTATTAAAGCAGTTGGGTGTCCATTAAATGCTGTGTCATCTTCAATAACTATATTAGGGTGTACTGCTGGGAGTTGGAATCCAACTGGTAAAGCAAATGAATCGGAAATAGTTTGATTTTCAATAGAAGGATGTACCTCTACATAAAAGTAATCAGATATATTAGGATACAAACCGTTAACATTAAATTTTTTCTCAGAATCATCCCATACTTGATATTGATCTCCAATCTTCTTTGCGATATAAGATTCGCTTGAAGGATTAAGGTTGCACCCAACAAACGTCTCAACAGCTGTTCCGTTTCTCATTACTTTCACAGTAAAAGAGGAATTTGGATTTACAGATGTTCCTAATCTAAGGTCTTCTATGTTAATCCAATAGTTAGCAGAGATATATTCACCAGCAGCATGAGCATGTAATTTAAACAATTCAGCATGAGAACCATCTTGTTGTCGGTTTACAAACCAACCTGTTGATCCTTTTTTTGCTTCCATTTGTCTGTTTGACCACTTTGATGACTCATCGTCGTTAACCAAAGGCATTATAACTGCGAATCTGTCACTATCCGAAATATCATTTTCAGCTAACTCAAAGGTTTCTCCTAGGAACAATTTATCATTACTAGTACCAAAGTTAGTAGATGCTTCTAGTTTTTGTGGGTTTGTGTTGAAAACATTACGTATATATCTTTCACTTGTTGAGTCAAAATTGAATACAAACTCTTTATCAGCAGCAACTCCATCTCTCAAAACAAGTGTGTAATCTGTTGTTGAGTTATATTCAATAACTTCTGCTGCTGCAACGGTATTAGCAGCACCATCTGCATTTGTTCCTGAAAGAGCTAAAGATGCTCCTGTAACATAAAAAACAGCAGAAAGAACTCCGTCTACTGCGGCAGATCCAGATTCAAAAGTGAACAATCCATAAGGAGCCACGTTGTCGCCACTTACACCAGCATTAATATCTCCGGTTAATTTCCAACCAGCTTCTCCTCCACCAGATTTATTTGAGTGTTCTCTACCTGATAATCTCATAAAAGTAACTGGGGTGGTTCCTGAAGCCAAGTGAGCTTGTGCAGCAAACATAGCATATGTTGGGGCAACGAGGTTACCGTCTCTCCAAATATCAGAATTCAATGCACCTTTTCCTGTAACGGGTTGTCCAAAAATGGCATATAAATCTTCTAAATTGCTTACACGGACAGGCTGCATTGATGGTCCTGTAAGAGCACGTCCAATTAGTAAAGGACCTTCATCTTGGGTCTCAGCAGGAAGTACGGATTCGTCTACTTCGTTGAGTAGAATTCCCGGTGAGATAAAATCAAATTTTCTTGGCATTTACATTCTCCTTAAATTAAAATAAATAATCACAATAAATAGTATCTAGAAACGCTAAAGTACCAATAGTCTGGGTTATAGGCATTATAAGTGCAATTATTTTTATTTTTGTATCGTTTCTGTTTTGAAGATTATCTTCGGACGAGACTCTCTTCTAGCGTTAACAGGCCTTGGTCTATTGTATCCCTCACCAACAAGATAGCCTAAAGTCTTTATAGTAACCTTGGTTTCAAACATTCTTTCGTCTTCTCCAATGTTAACTGTATTGTTGTTCATATTGTAATCTTGTTGTATAAAAGCTTCATAGGTATGATTGTCTTTTGAAAACTTAAATGAATTGATCTGGCCTGTTCTTGTAATAAATGGTGTAAGAAGATCATTCATTTGTTGTTGATATTCTGTTCTCAATGTTATAGAATAGTTTACTGTTATATAAGAAGGTATTGGAGAAGTGTGATAATTCTTTACAATCAAATGGTTCTCATCAACATATCCTGTTTCTTGAGTTCCGGATTTTAAATTATTTTGAAAGTTTCTTGTCTTCTCTCCGTTAATCTCGTTGGATACTTCATGGGCTCCACCTTTAAAATCATTTTGCTCAACGATATGTGCTTGGAAAGAACCTTTAAACGTTGGATCCTTTAGAACCGAATCTCTGTTGATTGATATAATTGGAAGTATTAATTTTCCAACCTTATCTCTAAATCTTACATCGTTCTTTATTTGCCAAACACGCTCTGTTCCAAGCCAAATTGTGGGAACTTTATATATCCCTTTGTTTGTTCTTGTGTGAAGGTCTAACACTTCATTGACCCATTCATATATTCCTGTGTCGATTGTTTCTAGTGTTGATGCTGGGTATTCATTCTGCATTGAAGGCTCCGTCTCTTGCTCTTATACAATCAGCGACTATCTCAAACTGAGTGTCTGCTTGACCGAAAAGGTGTTTTGGTTCGTTTGTTTTAACTATCTCATAAAAGATCGAACCGTATCTTACAAAGTCACCTTCTCTAACAAATAGATTCTGGTCTTCCGTAAGTCTTCTTTTATGAAACATAATTTTTAATCCCGTCTTCTTATCAAGACCAATGTTATCAATTACGTTTGTCTCCACACCTTGATACTCAACTCTTGCAAATACTCTAACAGGAGGCATGAATGTTTTCTCAATTGCCTCTCCATAGATTGGATGAAAGTCTGTATGCTCAATATCAATTGGGAAATAGAGAACCTGTTGTCCAACAACTCTCTCAATTATTTCATCATTGACTTGTTTTACAAGATTCTTTTCCTTCTCTCCAAGAAACATTGGAGGCGGAGGTGCATCGAGTTTTTCCCATTTATCATCTGACATTTAGTTATCCTACAAATATTCCAAGGGGCGAGCTGTTTATGATTGAGTTTTGATCGTCAACCATTTTCTTATCTGTTTCGATAAGCTTGTCGTAAGTTGTTTCTTCAAGTATTTTTTGTAATTCTTCTCGAAGGGTTGCTTGTTCTTCTTTTGCTTGAGACAAAAGGTCTGCCGAGTTTAATGATATGTTGTCTCCGGGGATTGGAACATTACCACCAAACTTGCCTCTTATTTGGCCGAGAGTCTCTTTTGAGAGGGCTAAAGCAAATCTCCTTATCCACTGCTTACCAATTGAGTTAATGTTCTCATAAGGGATGTTTTCGAAAGGCAGAGTGTTCATGTTGTTTACGCCATTTTGTCCTGACTCAACATCATCTGTAAATGGAGAGTTTGTCTCAATTGTAAATCTAAACCAGAATTTCTCTGGTGATACAGCGTCTGGTGCTGGATATAATTTTAGCTTATTATCTATTATCTCATAAGAGTAATGAGAGGTTCTTGTATAAAGATGATCTTCATAAGAGATTGCTTGCAATTTGTTTTGCCAAGCTGGAATTACCTGAAATGTTGAGTCATCCGCATATTGTCCATAAGTGTGCATATCTCCTGTTACATTGAGACCTCCATAATATCCATAGAATCTCCACATTTGTCTTGGAGAAATATAGAACACTTTTCTAATTTTAATTCTTTTATCTCCAACGGCTCCCTCGAATGGAGAACCGGCTTCTAAAGATGCTGAATACACAATGTCTTGTAAATCATAATCTTGTTGTTCAGATACTGACTCAAATGATGCACTATAAATTGGTTCTGTTCCTCCGATCCCTGCTTCTGTTGCAAACTTATCTCCCATTCTAAATGCATAATCAAATGTAAATTTGGGATACTTAAGAGCAGCTCCATCTCCTGTTCCGTCTATCACTTCTCCTTGGTGATCAAAAGATGCTGTTGGAGAGCCAAGAGCGGCCCCTAGAGCGTTCTTAGATTGATAGAGGTTCACTTGATAGGAGTACTCTAATACGGCGTCTTCATAGGCCGCATAGACGTTCTGTTCTGTTAGTTCTATATCAAGTACATCTCCACCTAATCTTTTATAAGTAAAAGCAACTTGAGCTACTGCTCCTGTGATAAATTCTGCTGTGTCTTTGTACACTCCAAGAGGGAGTGCTGATTCTACATTATCGCTGCTTCCGGTCTCTGGGAGAACGATAGCAGAAACTGATGATGATGGTGTTAAATTTGGTAGTGACATTCATTATACCTCCGTACCCAATAATTAGTTTTCCCCAAAAGAAAAGCCCCATGCAATTGGAGAGCTTGGGGCGAACGGAGGACTAACGTATTGAATACAGTCAGATTTATTCTTCAGATTTGGCTTTATTAGTTGTTGCCTTTTTAGTAGGAGCTTTCTTTCTGGTTGTCTTTTTGGCAGGGGCTTTCTTTGCTGGTGCTTTTTCGGAGGAACCTTTTTGTTCTTCTTTTTTCTCAGCAGCTTCAGCTTTCTTTTTAGCAGCTGCTGCTTTCTTTTTAGCAGCGGCATCGGCTTTTTTCTTTGCAGCTTCGGCTTCTAATTTAGCAAGTCGTTCTGCTTCGGCAGCTTCTTTTTTTCTTTTAAGAGCAAGAGCTCGTTTTCTTTTGACATGAGGGGCCATTCTAAATCTCCTTATTTACTCTATAAATAGTATCTAAAACAAGAAAAGCCCCAAGCAGAGCTTGAGGCAATCTTTATCCAGATCGTAAGAAGAACTAGTGATTAAGTACCACCAGATTCTCCAAGCAATCCACGAACGATAACCATACCGTACATGTCAGGACGAACCATTTTCTTACCGTAACGAGTCATAACACCTTTACGAGGTACGAAGTCTTCAACACCGAAAATTGTAGGAGTTGTTTGTAGAGGCACGTAAGGTGCATAAACATAACCTGATTCTAAGAAAGAACCACCTTTACGTCCAACAAGAATAGCGTTTCTTGGGAAGTAAGGGTCAACAATTACATCAAACTTACGAGAAAGAGAACCAGTTTTTTGAGCACCGATCATTCCCTTGTCAGCATCAGCAGCAACATTAGCACGGAACCCAGAGGTGAACTCAAGAATATTAGCAACTTCAGGAGAACAAACAACATAGTTAGCTCCACCACGAAGTGTCTTTCTGTGAATTTGAGCAGAAACGTCATTGATTGTTTCAATAAGTGTTTCATACCATTCTGAAACTGTACCTGTGAAGTCAGGAGCAGCAACACCTGCACCAACCTCAGCACCTGTTGTACGATCAACAAACAACCCGGGAGAACGAGACCAGTAGAATTTACCAGCAGTTGCACCGTTTACAAGATCAGCAAGAATTTCACGATCAATCTCAAGAGCGATTTGCTCAGAAAGAATAGAAGTCAATTCTACTTCAGCATCTAAATTGTGATAAGCGTTCAAATCTTGTCCCAACTCAGGAGTCCACTTAGCTTTTAGCTTTTTGGTCATTGCTGTGATGGCGATTGAATCTACCTTGATGTCGATCTCAGGAATTGCTTCTTCATTTTCAAGTCCCCAGACAAGTCCACCTTGAACGGATCCAAGACCATTTCCATCACCGAATGTATCCTTAATAGGATATTCCCCAGCAACAGCATTATTTAAGTCAGCATCAACAGCAGCATCAACTAACTGAGAATCGCAGAGATATGTGAAAGTGATTGTCAATCCGTCCGCACTAATAGAAGTAAGTCTTCTTACTTGAGTAAAAGCTATTCCATCAATAGTGTCCATCGGGAGAAAAACTTGTGAAACATGTTTTCTATTCAACTCATTATTACCTGTCTCAAGATCACTCCACAGACAACTAACTTGTAGAAGAAATTTTCCATCATGCTCTGACAATAAATCGGGATCATAATTAATTTTTGATGCATCAAAGCCAGTACCACCGATTGCATGAGCAGCGGTGAATCCGTCCAACACAACAGTAAAAGTAGCACTTGCAGCAGCACCAACAGCAATTTCGCCTGTTGGAGAAGAATAAGCGGATGAGAAACCGTAAGGTTGTTTATCCAAATTTTCAGATGTAAGCTGAACTCCACCTGTAACTTCAGAACCTAAAACCCCTTGACCATAGATAGAATCTGTTGTTGCAGAACCAAGTCTACCAGCTGTTCCATAGCTAAAGTCCAAGAAGAAGATCAATCCACTTGGAAGAGACATTGGTTGTACAGAAACCAAGTCATTTGCGATCAAACCAGCAAAAACACGACGAACGATTGGGAATGCAACTGAAGCGAAACCTTCAACATTACCAGCTTCCATTGTAGATGCCTCACGAAGAAGCTCCTTTGCTTGGTTTTCTAAAAGACGAGACATTGTAGCCTTGTCGTGTTGGGTATCAAGACCCTCAAGAAGACCTGTGGCCTCCCATTTATTAAGAAGTGCATGTCCTTCCGCTTTCATATCACGGTTTACGATGCCTTCTGTTAATTTTTCAATTATAGACATTTTTAAATCTCCTTATATATTAGTCTAAGCCAGCAAGTTTCTTCATACGAGTTGCAAAATCAAGCCCCTCGTTTGTTTTCTCTTGCTTGCGTCTTGGCAGATGTGCGGAAAGAACTTGCTTTCTCTGAATTGACTCACTAAGTGATTTTGGACCTGATTGTTTGGTTCCCACTGTAGTTTCTTTAAGAGTTTCATAAAGAGCTTTAGCTTCTTTCAAAGTCTCTGCCTTAGCGATAGCTTCGACAATTTTAGATTTTTGTCGCTCATTCAAGGAGGCATCGCTTAAAACTTTATTGCTATAAATTAATCTAGCATTTTGTATAACCATTTCTTCTAACTTACCTTTCATGTCATCAAGAACAGTTCTCATTTTCTCTTGTTTGTCTTGATACACAAGGATAGAGTCTCTTAATTCTCCAACCTCTTTTTCTAATTCTTCTGCTTCTGCTTTATAGGCTGTGGATTCTTGTTTTGCTAATTCCATTTCGGCATCATAATCTCTTGTGCCTTTATCGGTAACAAAACTACCATGCTTAACTTCGCCCATATCAACAGTTAAAGACTCGTCAATTACTTCTTCTTCTTGTTCTTCATCTTCATCTAAAAGTGCAAGAAGTTCATTTAACAATTCATCTTCTTCATCTGTTTCTTCGTTATCTTCCTGAAGCATTGCATCCATAGGATTTTCAGCAGGAGGCTCGGCTTCCATTGAATCCACGAGGCCAATATCAGCAGCTAATGATGCTGTGTCTTGTGGTTGCTCTCCAGCAGATTCGGGATTGCTTTCAGACTCGTCTTTTAAATCTTGTAGATCTAATTGGAAGTCTTCAGGATTAAATTCGAATTCCATTTCCATTTCAACAGGCTTATCTTCAGCAAGTTGTGGATCAGAAGCATAAGGAATATCTAAATTTTCCTCAATTATTTCTTTTTCATTTTCTTCCCCTTCTAACAACTGCTCAACAGCAGCTTTAATTTCCGGGGCGTACTTGTCTATAACGGCTTGCTCAGCATTTTTGAGAGCCGCTTCACGTAGTGCTTTCGCATCTACGATTGCTTGTTCTAACATAGATGACATCTAATAATCTCCTAAAATAAACGTTTATCACAATAAATAGTGGTTTGAATAGGAAAAAGCCCTCAAAATGCATTGAGGGCTTCATTTTAGACTCGGAAACCAAGTCTTACTTTTTTGCTTAATTATCCAGCATTATAAATTGCAAGAATTTCAGCATCACTTAACAAGGACTTTTCGATGTAAATCTTCTTAAGTTTTCCATCAAATGTTCTTCCATTTGTAGTAGAACCACCTATCACAAGATCTTGGGTAGTGCCTTTTGGTAATAGTTTTGTCCAAGTTGAAACTGGTTGTCCATCATAATAAACAGTGTGAACATTATTGGATTCATTATAAGTAATCGCAAAATGATGCCACTGATTCAATGTAATTCCACCAGCAGGTCTAAATATAGTGTTGTTTCCATTGGAAGTACAATGTCCATTACAACTAAAGACTTTGAAACCAACACCTCCACCTGCATGTGATGGATGTGCTCTATCAGCAAAGCCAATGGATAATCCTTCCCAATTAGGGCTCCCAGTATTGTGTTTACCAAAAAAGGTTTGAGAATGTCCACCGGGGAAGTTGGTAGATTCTGGATAAAACCACAAATGCATTGTTGTATCTGATACATCAACATCTACTTCTGGAGAATGAGGAACAACAACATAACTATTTTGTGCTGGGTCAAGCTCAAGCACACCATCGGTCAAAGTTGCTCCATTGTGCAAAGTAGCTACTTGTTCTAAAGGAGGAGGCGGTGGTTCAACCCAAGAATTTAAATCAGACAAAGGTAGTTCTGAGTTATAGATGTTGTTAATTTGTTCTATAGTCAAAGCTACTGGCCAGTAAGCAAATTCGTCCATCCCCTCAGCAAAAGTTTGTGACGCACCTGTAATGCCTCCAAAATCCTTAATGAATCCTGAAGCGATAGCATTGGTTTTGTTACCAACTTGTACATTGTTTATATACATCGTGGTTCCTCCACCTTCTGCTACGATCACCATATGATGCCAAGTATCAACAGCCAAACCAGCATTAACTATATTATAGCCTGTTTCTTTAGTTGATCCAACGTGTTGTCTTAGCAAACCATTTCCTTGATGTACATAGGCAACGTGTCCATTTGCACCACCAGATACTGCTGGACCTGCTGAAAGTATGTTCTTGTGTGTGCCTGATCCCGGTCTCATGTTATAAAACCAGAAAGAGAAAGTATATTCAGCGTCAAGCTGCATAGAAGGAGAGAGTGCAGAAGATTTGTTTTGCCCAGTAGTCATATAGAAAAACGAATTATTTCCATATTTTCCATTTGAGGTATTAAGAAAACCACTAATGTTACTTGGTACAAAATCAAAATCTCCAAGTTGAGCTTCTTCCGAAGAACCGTCAAAATACACTGCTGGGATTGGAGGAAAATTAGTTGGGAAATTGTAACTATAATCAAAATCCAATGCTGCTTTTTCATCTTGAAGAGCGGTTATCTCTTCTTGAGTCAATACATGATTTTTATAGATAGTAACTTTATCAGTTGCAAATCTAGACATAAAATCGTTTCCAATTCTATATTCTCCATGAGCAGGAACGTCAGGTAAGAAAGTTACACCATTTTCAGTATGAACTAGAACACCATTATAGTAAACTTTTATAACTCCATCTTTAGAAGTGAAAGCAACATGATGAAATTTTCCAGCATAAGCGTCTAATGGTTCGATATGACCAGTACTAAAAAGAGTCAAGCCATTCATTTCTAAACCAAAGTTCCATCTTGTATCAAAGTGAGGATTAACATAAAGTTTCCATCCTGCATTATTATTGAAATCCTGACAATCAAACAAGTGATGAGTAGAGGTATTTGATCCCATGTTACTGTCTGGATGAGTTCTATAGAACGCAGAGAAAGAGAAACCTACATCTTCTGCGACTGGTCTAAGATTGTCTGTGAACACACCTGAAACATGATCTTCGCCATCTGTGGAGTCAGCATACATCCCATCAACTAGTTGTCCATTTTCATGCACAGTAACTGGTTGGCTTACACCTTGAGCATCAGGATAGCTTTCTTCAAGATTAGCAGTAATAACAGTAGGAGGTGGAGCTGTTAGTAATGTGTCGATTTCTAATAATGGTAAGTCTGTTGCACCAATAGTGTAGATTTCGTCATCACTTAAAGCTCTTGCCCAGTAAGCTATTTCGTCTAGACCTTCAGCAAACGTTGCATCACCATTATTTCCAGCGTATGATCCAAGCTCAGTAATTGCTGTCTCGATAACACCAGCAGCTGTTCCTACAAAAACACCATTGATGTAGTATTTAGAATCAGTCCCATCAGCAACGACTGCGAGATGAGTCCATGTATTTTGAGCAATATGAGGAGTCATGTCATAACCAGTCCAAGTTAAGGTTCCCTGAAGCTGATGTCCTAATTCATTATTAGGACCTATGATAATAGGAAGTCGTCTAGTATTGACTGGCATTCCTGTAGTTGCTTGCCTTAAGACAGCTCTATATTCGCTTGTATCTCTAGCGTTATAGAACCACATACTGAATGTGTAAGTTCCACTAGTTGTGTCTACAGAGTTTTCAAATGTAATTGGAAGTTTGTCTCCAGTAGCTCCATAACTATATGAATTGTTACCATATTTTCCATTTGATGAGTCAATAGATGTGTTTGCTGCTAGTACAAGCGAGTTGTTACCAACTATTGCGTCTAAAGAAGATCCATCAAAATACAAGTTTGGATTTAATAAAGGAATTGCTTCTTGTTCTAGAACAACAACTGTAACGTCCAAGTCTGTTGTGCCGCCATGCGAATCTGTTGCACTGTAAGTAACAGTATAGTTACCAGCAGCAGGAGAAGCTCCTATGATAGCATCCCAATTGCTTGTAGCAACAATTGTGCCGTTACCATCTTCAACATCTTCAACATAACCAGCAGGTGCAGAAGGTACATTACCGTCTTCTATTGTAATCCCTAGATAACCTGCATTATAGATATCAGCAATTTGAGAATCAGTCAAGACATAATTAACAAGGTGTATGTTACCATATCTTCCGGGTGTTCCTTGATAGCCATATCTTTGTGGACTACCCCAGCGAGCATAGAATAATAGATGCTCGTTGTTTGGATTTCCACTGTTTGGTACAAATGTATCATCACCACCAGTAAGTCTCACTCCATCAAGATAAAGTGCTCTTGTACCAGCAGCATGATCAAAAGTTGCGACAATATGATGCCATTCGCCATCAGCAAATGATGTGTCTTTATCAACTGGCCAATTGTAAGTTGTGTTAGTTCCATTAGGAGTACCATACTGAAGACCGCCGTTGGTAGACTCTAACCAAATACCTGTTGATTGAGCATCATAATGAGTTACAACCAAAGGACCATAACCACCACTTACTTTAAACCATACAGAAAAAGTGTATTTATCATTGCAAGGATTGTCCAAAGGTGCATGATTAGTGTTCATCCAAGCATTAAAAGCATAGAGATCTGTGTTTGATCTATTGGAATCCATAAAAGCCTTAGAAGAAGGTCCATCAAGAATTGGTTCATGAGTCAAGTTATATACAACTGGGTCGTATGATTGAATTACATCACCCATTGCTGTTCCACGACCACCAGCATAAACATTAGCAGCACCTGTCTCGCTTAAAGCATAATCAACAATCTCAAATGAGTCTATTTGTTTGTTATGTTTAGGATGAAGAACAACATCGCCTGACCAGTCAAGATCACCAGATTTGGTCCATGTGTGTACAGTACCAGCTAAACCATCAAACAGGTTACCATTAACATACATCTTTGATTCACAATTGTTTTGATCATCTGTTGAGACAGTTATTATGATATTAGCCCAATCATTAATATGTCCAAATGCACCTTGCTTGACCTTGTTGTTAAGTCCAGTACCTGTGGTATAAGTCAAGCTAGTTCCTTGACCATGTTGTGCTTTAAGGGTTATCCCTCCTCCTGAGAAGAATGTTCCCACTCCGGTACCAGCAGGCTTTTTATACCAAAATGAAATTGTGTAAGTATCAGTAATGTGAGCAAATTCAGAACCCGGTATTGTTATTGCTATGTTTTTGTCGATAGATGCTTCATCACCATTCAATGCGATAACACCTTCGGTAGCAGTTCCAATTGGAGTTGCACGGAATGGCCACTCTTCAATGAAAACATTATCAGGATAAATAGCAGAAACTGCGACTTCTACATCTCTTGTAAGATTCGTAACATTCCCATCAGAGTCAGCCACACTGTAAGCTACAGTATAGGATCCATTATCTGGGTTGGCTCCAACCACAGAATCCCAATCAGAAGTAATTTGAGCTGTTAGATCGCCATCAGTTGCATCCATAGCGGTTGCTCCGGGATCGGTTGCCGGCAATGAAGTAATGGCAAGAGGACTATCACCCAATAGGGTTAAGCTAGGAAGGTCTAATTCTAATCTATAATCAGAAAGAACTTCAGCATCTGTTTTGATTACATTCTGCACAAGAACACTGTCGATATATCCAACAAAATTATAATTTAAATGAAGAGTAGAGACACCTATGTGAACATTGACATTAGCTTCCAAAGGAGCATTAGCAGGTGGAACCGTGCTAGCTTTCTTTTGTCCATCTAAATAAATTGTTAATTCTGTACTGGCAACCCATTTTAAATCTATTTTATGCCATTGGTTATCTTTTATAGCCTCATCTCCTTGAAGTGTATAATCAAGGCGGTCATTGCTTTGAGGATGGTGAGTGCAGATTTTATTATCTTCTATGAATATAGTAAAACCGTTGTGACCCGGAGCCCATCTTCTATTTTCCACAAGTAACATTAGTCCAGCTTGGCTTGTTTTAAACCATACTGAAACATGAAAGTGATCTGCATACCAGTGTTTTGAGTCTGAGACAGCATAACCAGTTCCATCTAGACTTAGAACTCCATTGAGTAATTCGGCATTGTTGTGCATTGTTGTTCCAACAAGATCCTCTATACCGTCATAATCAGTTTTTTCTCCAATTAGAAGTACTTCAACATTTCTTGTAAGATTCGTAACATTCCCATCAGAGTCAGCCACACTGTAAGTTACAGTATAAGAAGCTTCATCTGGTGTTAATCCAATTACAGAATCCCAATCAGAAGAAATATTAGCTGTCAAATCTCCATCTGGATGATCAATTGCTGTGGCTCCGGGATCTAAATTAGCAGCTAAGTTTGCACCCGGCTCTCTTGCAATAGTCATAGGGTTGTTACCCAACAGAGATATTAAAGGTGTTTTAGTGAATTCTGATATTATCTCATTATCTGACTTATATACATTCTCTACTTTAACACCATCGATGTGTCCGACAAACATACCTGTAAAGCCGTGTGGCTCTGTACCGATGAGTAAATCAAAAGCACCAGCATTAATTCCACCAGCAGGAACTAAAGAGCCAACCTTAACACCATCTACAAATGCTGATAGGTCTTCGTTAGCTTTCCATCTTAAAACAGCTTGATGCCATTCACCATCAGAAAGCTCTACATGGCCAAATGTAGGCTCAATGTGAGTGTTGTTTGTCTGTGGGTGGTGTAGATGAACTCCATTGTTTTTAATTGCTAATGCAAATCCATTACCAGAACCGTTCCATTTTCTAGAAGAAAACAAAACACCAAGGGAGCTTTCATGTTTTACAGTTCTAAACCAAGCAGTTGCAGTTAGGTAATCACCATAGTGATGGTTTGAATCTGCTTGTGCATAGTTGTTACCATTAAGAGCCAAATAGCCATTAACTAATGAAGCTCCATTTTCCATTGTTGTGGTTTGTAGATCTTCTATACCATTATAATCAACAGGAGAAGGAGTGTTTCCAAGAACTTTAGCTATAAACTCATTAAGAATTTCTTCCTCAGTTTGAACTTCGTTTGTAACTTTAACTCCGTCAATTTCACCTTCGAAGTGTAGGTTTTGATTCTTTGGATTTCTACCGATTTCCATGTTCTCTATTCCGCCTCTTATGGCACCAGATGGAGTATGAGTACCTATTGGTTCGCCATCTAAAAAGATAGTAAGCTCAGTGTCTTCAATCCATTTTAGTTTAACCTCATGATATTCACCATCTTCCATATCTATATCATTTGGAATTGGTGCATCTAAAACAAAGTTATCAGCTTGTGGACCTGTGGCACGAATCATGCCGTCTTTTATTAACAAAAGGAATCCATTAGCAGAATGATCATAGTTTCTTGTTCCTGCGATTGTTTGGAATTCATTGTCCAAGTTGGTTGGTTTTATGTTAGCACCCACTTGGAATTGATCTGGGAAGTGATAGTTATCATCAGTTTGAACATAGCCATCAGTCCCATTAAGAACAACGGCACCTGTAT